TCGCTCTCTTACCCTTTAGCGATTATCTAGTCCTACGTCTGCGAAACTTTGGAGCGATTTTCGCTTTTTTATTTTGCTCTTTTAGCACTTGGTACCAAGAGCGACTTTCCTTTGAAATTGCTACTGCAATTCCAATCCCGACTGTGACCCTTGCTAGCCACTCGTCTAGGTTGTCCATTTGTATCACCTCCTTACATTATTAATTATACCGCATTTTAATGCACTAGCCAACCCTTTTTTATAACTTTTTTTATATTTTTTAAAACAAAAAGCCCTACTAGCTAGATGCTAGTAGGGTTGAATTATATTTTTTACTATTCCAGCATACCCCATAGATCTGTACGGTTGCCAGCTTCATCCACGGGACCAATAGCCATATAGTTGCGGTTTCCGGAGGCTCCCACATAAGAGATCCAGCGATAACCTGCATTTGTACCCTTGGAATCGTAATGAACCTTTTCACCTGGTTGATAAGTTGCTACGATTTCACCGGTTAAATCCGGATAACGGCGGACATTGATAGGGCTATCACCCACCGTAAAGGTAGCTTCTTCAGGGAAAAATGGAATTTCATGGCTTTCCATAACTTCAGTAACGATTTCTTTTAATTCTTCTTTTGGAAGTGGTTCGCCTTTTGGTCGGAAAGCGGTAGGGTAAAGCGTTGAATAAGGGAAAGCCAAAAGATTGAAAGCACCACCGCCGTTTGGCCCAGGTGTTCCGCCTTGGTTTTGGCCAAGGAACCAGCCTTGATTTCCGTCAATATCTGCTACAAACATAGCAACGTGAGAAACCGGCGTCCATTCATTTTCTGTAAAGATACAAACTTCACCGCCTTCCAATTTCTCTACTTCATCAAAATAATCAAGAATACCGTTGTTATAGCACTGTTCCCAAATGTCCTTGACATAGCCGGAATTAGTACAGTTAGCAAAGGGAACGCCTAGCCAAATACAATATTTAGCATAACCATCCCAGCATTGCCACCCGTAAGATCCATCAATGTCAAAGCCATATCCTAGCACTTCATTTTGAAATAGTTGAATTTTATCCATGTTTTCACCTCATTTTTTCCAGGCGTCATTAGCTGTTTTTACCGCTGACTCAATAAATGTATTTAACTGATCATTAGTTAAATAAATGTTATAAGCTTCAAGGCCTTCAATAAGGCTTGTTTTAGCGTGTTCTAGCTTGTCAGCGCCGTGGATGTCCAATTTATCCGCTACTTGTTCGGTAGCCTGTACGGCGTTTTTAGCTAGGATTTCAGCGGTTTCAAGTGCTTTCTTACCGCCACGGGTGAGAAGGTACTGCTTAACAGAATTAACAACAATACCTACTAACACTACTAGAATACTCATAGACCCACTTACAACAATATCAGTAATTTGATTCATTTTTTCTTTTCTCCTTTTTTAAACTTCTTAGGTTCTTCCAAACCTTCTTTTAATTGAAACTTTTCACGGTCAATATTTCTCCGAATATATTGATCGATAAAGGGAATTTCTACCCCTAATGCTGATAGACTAGCAAGAATACTAGAACCATAAGCTGCCATCATCGAAATGATGAATGCATCGATAACAGGCGCTAGATTCATATATAACGTGAAGGGATATCCGATTGCTACAATTAAGATCATAGCTGTATGACTGACCAGACCCTTCCTCCATTTTCTGCTAGAAAATTCATGATAGGCCCATGCTCTAGATACCCCTAAAATGATGTCTAGAGCAACGATGGCCATCAAGAGAAATACAATCATGTGTTCATCAATTCCGTGATCATAGAAGTCACGTACTACTTCGATAATTCCAAAGATTCCATCTGGTTCTTGATACATCAATCACACTCCTTTCAATTAAGATTCAGGTTGTGCTACTGGTTTTGTTTCAAGATCTCCTGATGGTTTATTTTTCTCCTCTTCTTTTGGTACTTCCCAATTGTAAATTGCAAGCTTGCCATTTTGGAGCAGTGGTCCTTTCAAGTCTTTGATGGATTCGCCATTGTATACAAAATCATAATTGACTTGTACCAGCACACGTTTTCCTTCACTATATTTTTCAGTGTGATCAGGATCCACGAGGGTAAAGATGTCATGTTGTTTGTAGGTTTTACCTACTTGAGCGGCTTCCACAAGTTCAAGCGCCCGTTTGTAAAGTGTTGGATCAAGTGGGGTATCTTGATTGGTAACAGCTACAAGGACAGCCCAATCAGCAAGTGCCTTGTTGTTCTGAATTTTAACATCCTTCTTTTCGCTCTCTTGAGTGAGTTCTTTAATTTTATTGATGGCATCCTTATTGGCATCAACAGACTTGTCAAGTTCCTTCTTGAGTGCTACGATAGCGCCAGAAGGGTCTAGCTCAATGCGTACGATGTTCAATACTGCTTCAACAAGTGTCGCATCATCTTCAGCCATGCGATTTGTTGGCAAAATTTCCTCGAATACACGGTACGGGAAGTCTTGCTTGATTGCTACCTTTGTAGCATTAGCTACTGAATCATATGATTTAAATTGTACTTTGTAATTCATTATTTAGTTACCTCGTTTTTGTTCTTGATTTCTTCAAACAGGTCCTTCAAATCTTTGTCAGATTCCAGAACAGAGCGATATGTTTCCAACTCTTGAATAAGCTGTGCTTTTTCCTGTTGCGATTCAGTCAATCGTGCTTTGAATTCAGCCTCGTTGATTGATTTACTAGCTAATTGATTAGCTAGATCATTGATGATTAATACATAAGTGTTTTCTTTCATTTTTTTACCTTTCTAAATTCCAAACTTATCAAAATCCCGTAATGAATTTGCTACTGCATTTCTAATTGAACTATGAAGCGCTGTTCTCATGGATTTCCCATTTTGTGGTGTGAAGTCATCTGTTGCAAATCCTGCATTGACAAAGTGCTGAAGCGCTGTTCTGAGTGTTCTCAAAGCTTGTCTGAGCCACACGCCATTGTTTCCTTTATTAATTAGTAGGAAGTCACCAGCTTGGATGTTGGTGTTCCTTCCATTTGTCCCGAATGGAGCGATTGTTGTTCCTCCCCAAGTGGTTATTCTCCAACCATAAGGATCGCTTCCCGTGGCTTTGTCATAATCATAAGAGTGAGTAAAATTGAATCTATCGCCTACAAAAGTGACCTTATCTGCATTGTCATGATCTCCTGTCCCAACTCCTTTGATGGTATCAACAATCATCCCATTAAATCCACCTTGGTTCCAGTGATTTCTGATGTCATTATCACGACGGTCAGCCCCAATAATAGCTTTTGAATTTATGTAGCGTCTTCCGTTTATTGTCACATTATCATTTCGGAAAAAAAGTCCTTGACTTGAAGCGTTTGTTTGATCACGGAAAACCCCTGTGAAATTATCGTATAATGACAATCGTCCATTGTCTAGATCAAAAATAGACACACCGGAATTTGCTGTCAGTCTTCCTCCACGGATATCATTTGCAGAAATTCCCACAGATGTCAGTTGAGTAATGAAAGCTCTCTGTGAAGCTAGCTCTCTGATGAACGCTTGATTTGATACAAGCTTGTTAATCATGGCAGAGTCCACTAGTAGCTTATCCGCTGTTACTGCATTACTAGCGATAATCTGAGTTGTTACTGATCCTGATTCAAAATTCCCTGTTTTTAGCTTGTCTACCATAGCAGATTTGATAACTGCGTTATCAATTAATGTATCTCCAGTGATGTGAGTAGCTTTCCCAGTGATCCGATTTAAACCACTTGCTCCTAAATTGATACCAGAAATTAAATCTCCTGCGCTATTTAAATTTTGGATAGCATACGATCCAGCAAGCTGTGTGACTTGAGTCCTTGTCGCTTCTGCCGTAGCTTGTGCCTGTCTGGCTTGCTCTGCGACTTGGATTGCCTTAGTCTGAGCATCCTCAGCTTTTTCTTTAGCTATTTGGGAGATTCCGTTTGCTTGTTCTGCCCTATTTTGAGCCGTATAAGCAAGCTGTTTTACTATTGCCGTTTCTTCAGACACTTCACCGATTTTTGAGTTCATTTGTGACTCAAGCGACCTTGTTTTTGCAAAAGCGTCATCAAATTGACTTGGTTTGTAAGGTCCTGTGTTTGATCCACGAACAAGGATCGGCTCCTTGAACTCTATCCAGCCATTCTTAGCCAAATAGATATAAAATGGGTAGTTATAATCTTCACCAAAAGCAAAATCCTCCTGAACCGTAAAAGTCTTTTGAAATTCCTGCCACTCGTTGAGAGGTGGTCTGTTTTTACCAATATCAGAAGATAAGAGGATTTTATTTAATCCATGATTTTTTACGTTGAAAGCAAAAGAGCTATCTGGGTATTCCCTAATGCGATATTTAAAACCTAACGTATAAGTTTCACCGTGGTAAATCTTTTTAACGTAAATCGGAAGCGTAAACCCAGACCAGTTATAACCAGTCAAGCCTTGCGCTTTTATAGTAAAAATGCCATCACTAACAGATACGCTTGCTTTAGGGTTGTTATTTCCAACGAGCGTATTTGTTGACATAGACATAGAATTAACAATCAAGTTGTTATCATCTGTAACGTACTTCCCAACCTCTGTCTGAAATATCTGACTAGACATGATCAGACGTGACATTTTGTTTGGGATATCAGATTCTGAAGTGCCTAAAATACGTTCATACAATGCCGAATTCTCTTGAACTCGCTGGAAGTCAGATCGGTTGACTTTCCCGTTTAACAAACTAGTGATTTCAGTGAATCTTCCATCAATACCTTGCTTGTAAGTAGATAACTTAGCATCTTGTTCACTTGTGAGTGCTTCAAATCTTCTTTCAACTGTTCGTGCATTCTCATTATAAGTTGCTTTGTTAATATAATTTGTTGAAAGTTCCTCACGGATTGAAGTGATGTTGGTAGATGTCTCATCTCTGACATAACGCTTCAATTCATCAGTACGGTTGCCATCGTTATCAACGTATGTCTTAATTTCCGCAATCTTAATTGCGATTCCATCAGTTGTATTTACAACTTCGTTTAATTTAGTCCCGTACTGCTCTTTAAATGCATTGATTTCTTCTGATAATGTCGTTTGGGATTTTTGTGCTGATTTCTTAAAATCAGCCAATTCTGATTTGATTTTATCGTTATTATCAATAGCATATAATGCTTGAGTTGATGCTTGTTGCGCTTTCTCAAATGCTTTGTCAGCCGTAAAACGTACATCCCAAATTTGATTAAATGCAGCTTCTGCTTGTTTTTTTGCCTCTGAAATCTTACTGGATTGATTGTCTAATTCTGTTTCTATACGAAAATTGAAATCATTGAATCTTCCAGTGATCTGTGCTGAGATTTCTGCTTTGACCACTTCAGCTTGTGCTTTTGCTTGTTCAATACCGTCTGTGACTTTATTTTCCAGTTTTTTTGATTGCTTGTCATATTCAGCATTAGCATTATCTACAAGCTTCTGCACTTTTGCTTCATATTCGGCATCATGACTGGCAATTTTATCTTTGACTATATCGTCAACAATTTTGCCAATTGCATCACCTAACGAGCGTGAAATTTTACCAAATCCAATTTTCTTCAATTTTTTAGACATTGGACTGTAGTTATAGCTGGTAATCTTTTTGCGTATATCAACATTATAGAGTTCATAAAAGATTGATACTGTATCAAATAGTTTTACCGGTTGTTCAGCATGGCCCAATACGTCAATTTCTAAGCTCTCATCTGGCAAATCACATAGACTTGACTGGAAGTATTTCTTACCGTACTCTTTTAAATCCTCAATGGTTTTAACATCCTGGTCTTGTACTTCCATATCATCCTCATAGATATGCTTATACTTATCTACAAGTGGACTGTCTACAGTAGCCTCAAGGACTTTGTCCTTCTCTCCCTCTCCAGATGCGGTAATGACCTTACGGAAATGAATTCTTGTCTTAAGTGATTTAGTAGTAGTGGATTCTTTGTACTCAGAGAGGTTTTTCTTGTACATAAAAAGAGATTGATTCTCAATCCCTCCATTTTTTAACAATCTCACTGAGTATTTATCTCTAACTAAATCACCACCCCACTGACCAACAATTGAATGTTGACCTTTCAAGAGTGCATCAATTACTGACACATTCTCAATGTTTAAAGTATGTAATTCAGAGATATCAGAAAAGAAAGTAAAAGGGCATTCTCTCTTTAGCCCTTCTACTAGCTTGTTCATCACAGTAAAACCATTCGCCCGATCTACATTGATCTTGCGGATACTATATCCGTTTAGCAACGTTGCTACTTGATTGGCATATACTGTGATATATCCGTGCCCCTTTTGGACATCAATGATTACAAATTCTTGTTCTCCTGACAAGTCATCTGCTAACAAATGAACTTCGTTTTGTAGCAGGCTCCATTTTTCATCACTAACAGGATACTTGAAGGTGAGTTGATAAGTATTATTTTCTTGCTGGCTGATATCATCATCCGTACACAAATTAAGAGGAATATTACCCTCTTTTAAATAAATCAAATGATATACCTCCAATTTCCTTGAATTTTGATTTTGGAAACATTACCAGATGTAGTTACACCTATAACTCCTTTAGGCAGTTCAAAAAAAGGGCCTCTTGTTCTCAAGGTGTTCTTGAGTTGCCCATTCAATGTATAAACATTTTGTTTCCGCTGCCTACAATCAATTTTAGCCCCACCTGATAGGTTTAATCCCATTGTCTGGTTGCCAATCGTTAGAGTTACTTCTCCTTGCCCTTCAACTGTAATAACCGGTTCCGAGTAAATTGTACCTGGATTAGTGATTGTCCCACGTCCTGATAGTACAACCTCTTGGACATTTTTTAAATATCTAAAAGGATGTTGATACACCTTGACACTTACAATCCAGTTATTTTGGCCATGAAGAGAGATTTCTGATTCAAGTAAATCAGCATAGTAAATACTACCAGTTTGATAACTAAATTCCAATACATTGTCCTGCTTCTGGAATGCGTTAATAATAGCTTGAGCATCTTCATATCGCTTAACAAACAACTTCAAAGTACGCTCATATCCATCATAAGCACCATCTTCAATGTTATACTGGCCATTCATTCCAAATAGTTTTTTCTGCTCATCATATCGAGGGATAGCACCTTTAATATCTCCAAAATCAGTCACCACACTATCTGATATAGTGTTTGTGTTAAAAGTATTGATAATCAGATAATTTACTGCCATTAGATCCCCTCTCTAGCCATGATTCGTCCTTGACGTTGATAGGCATTGATGGCTAATTTTTCTCCATCTAAGTAAGTATTAGAGTCTTTGTTTGATATCTTCTCAAGCCAAGTATCTAAACTTGATCTCAGAATCATCATCTCAGACACCATTCTGGACTCAGTTGTGTCATATTTAGCGTTAGGCATCTGCAATGTGGATGTGATATCTTTACTGAAAGATGCTCCTGACCCGAAATCAAAATCATCACCTGTAAATGCATTTGAAATCCATCCAGCTACTCCACCAACAGTCCTTTGCACATCTTTAAAACTATTTTGTAAAGAGGCATCAAATCCTCCCATGATAGCTTTACCTGCAGGTATTAATAACCTACGGTCATAGGAAATAGGACCTTTGTGTTTACGGATCCAGTCTGCAATACCACCGATAAAATTCTTAACACCATTATACGCACTTTTCAATCCCCCTAAGAAGCCATCAAGAATAGCTTTCCCGGCATCCCAAAGGTTGATATTTGCTAGGCCAGAGAAAAATCCTTTAATACCTGAACAAAGGTCTTTAACTCCGTTTTTCATGGTATCCCATGCCTTTTGTGCACCAGTGACAATTCCATCGAAAATACTTCCAAGACCAGATTTGATACCTTCCCACATGCCTATTGCTGTTGATTTGATGCCTTCCCATAATCCTGACATGAAAGATTTAAAACCTTCCCAAAGAGCTTTTGCGCTAGCCACGAAAGCATCTATAATGCCAAGAATAGCTTGACATATAGCATTCCACATTGCTTCTGCTGTTGCCTTTATAGAATCCCATATTCCAGACAAGAATGTCTTGAGCCCTTCGAAAGCACCAGTGAAGTACCCTATGATTGTAGAAATGATTCCACTAAAATAAGTACAGATACCATCCCAAATCATTGATATTGCAGATTTGATACTTTCCCAAATCAATCCTAGATCTTCACCCATTTTTGTAAAGTCTAAAGTTACTAAATCAATGATAAATAATACTGCCCCCATTACAATGCTCTTTATTAATTCCCAGGCTCCACTAAAAATCGTTTTAATGCCTTCGAAAATCTGACCCAGACCATCTTTCATTCCATTCCAAATTGACATAAAAACATCAATAAAAGGCTGGACAATAGCCATTACTGTTTCTGTAATTGTGGTCCATGCAGCTGTAGCGGTACTAGAAATACCTTCCCACAGAGCAACAAAGAATTCTACTATTCCGTTCCAAGCGATTTTTATTCCTTCAATTACACTATTCCAGACTTCTACAGCACCATTCCAAAGATTTATTGCACCTTCTGAGATGGTTGTCCATAAACCTGAAAAGAACTCTACAAGACCATTCCACAAGCCTACTACAAAATCAACAAAAGCACTCCAAATCTGCCTACCCGTTTCTGTTTGGGTGAAAAACCAGACTAGTGCACCTACAACAGCAGTAATAGCAACTACTAATGCTCCGAGTGGGTTGGCAGCAATTGCAGCGTTAAAAGCTAAAACTGCACCTTTGACTGCTAAAAGTGCTGATTTGAAACCTGTGATAATAGATTGAATGGTTGTAATAGCTTTAAAAGCCAGAAAACCTGCTAAGGCTCCTGCTAGAGCAGATTTAACAATATCCATAACTGTTTTATTCTCACGCATCCACTTTGTAAAATCTTTTACTTTTCCAGATGCATCAGCTAAAACTTTAGTAATAGCTTCAAATGCTGAAGCTACTCCTCCAACACTATCTTTACTTTTAGCAAGTCCGAAAAGATCACTAATAAAATCACCAACAATCCCAGCAACATTACTGATAACAGCACCAATATTTTCGAACATGGTACGAAGATTATCTCCAATGTTCACAATGCTACTAGCTGTTTTCTCGTTGATTCCTAGCTTCTTTAAAAAATCTATATTGTCTTTCTTACTCAATGATCCGAAAATCATATCATAGATAGTGCTGACAACTCCTCCTACTTTATCAAAAACATCATAAAGATCATTCATAATGCTTTCTCCAATGTAGTCTCCAAAAAGCGTGTGCATAAGCTCACCGAGTGCAGCAGCTAAAACCTGGGGAATTCCTTTCAACACATTCCATACCATTGGAATAAGATTACCTACAAGGAAGGTTTTAACGGTTCCAAAAAGTTGATGCAATGAAGGCATAATATCTTCACCGAGGGCTAATTTCCCTAAGACGTTTTGAGCAGCTGCTTTCATAGATGCGAATGATCCACTAAAAGTAGTCGCAGCCTCTTTAGCAGTTGTCCCGGTAATGTCTAGATTCTCTTGGATAGCGTGGATAGCTTGATACACGTCAGATAGGTTATTGATGTCATACTTAACACCAGTCAATTTTTGTGCATCAGCTAGTAAGCGTTGCATTTCAGTTTTTGTACCACCGTACCCTAGCTTAAGGTTATCCAGCATTGTATAGTTTTGCTTTGCAAATCCTTGGTAAGCATCTTGAATACGGTCCATAGATGTCCCCATCTTATTGCTATTGTCTGCCATATCGACCATAGCCATGTTAGCAACATCTGCTGCCTTCCGAGTATCACCACCTAACGATTGAAGAAGGCTGGCACTAAAGCCTGTTACATTCTCCATGTAGGCATTGGCTGATAACCCTGTTGTTTTATATGCCTCATTAGCATACTTTTTAACCGTGTCAGCAGAACCTTTAAATAAGGTTTCAATCCCACCTAACGATTGTTGAAGATTGGCCCCTTCTGTCAATGATGCAGAAAAGAATTTACCTATTCCGGCGGCTGCTATTGCTTTTTTTGCGACACTTAGCATCTTAGAACTCAAAGATTCCCCTGCTTCCTGCCCTGCTTGTGGTATTTCAGAGCCAAGCTCTTTCTTAATCATATCCTTGATTCCACGAGCTGATGGCATAATTTGGATATATGCTTGACCTAATTCTGTCGCCATTAATTACCACCTCCAATCTTTTCTAACAATTTACTTCTGTATTCTTCAAATTCCTCTCCAGATGTAAATACCATCTGTTCCTTTTCCTTCTCAACCTTGAGAAGACTATCAACCATTGAAGCCGGACGGTTTTTGCCCTGTTGTCCATCTTTGGTTTTCATCCATACAAGCATAGATAATCGATCCAACATACTTGCCTGGATTAATAAATCAGTTGGTACATTCTGCCCTGACATTGCAACTTTTATCCTTGAATCATCACGCAGACCAAATGAAAAAACAGCTACCTGATATGCAGGTAGCTGTCTGTAATCATAAATGCGATACGTCTCAGCTAAATCACAAATCAAAGCATCTTCATCAGTTTTGATCATTCTGGAAAGGGTTACTATTTTTTTACATTCTGTGACTCGAAGATGTCCCGTACTTCATCCATCAACTTCTGAGTTGGTACCATTCCATCTTCACCACGGACGTGATCTTTCAATGCTGCCACCTGATCACCGAGCAACAATTTAAGCAATCGAGGTAGTACAAGAGGGTTTTCATCGATTTCAGCAATAGTTTCTACGACCTCATAATTTTCCATCCGTTCCATACTGATATCGAATGGAAAACCTGTTTTAGTAGTCCCTTTAAATGATTTAGTTTCTGACATGTATTAAGCTCCTTTGATGTATTCGTAGTGAGTATTGCTTTCGCCATCTGGGAATGCTGTAAGAGTTGTTTGGTATCCGACTGTCTCAGCATCTTTGTAAGAGATAGTTCCGATACCTGTTACTTTTCCTTGAGGAATAACAATACGTTTCATAGTACCATCTTTCAAAATCATATCTACCACAACGCAATGGCTAGTTAATTCTTTTGAATTAGCCTTGATAGTGATACCTGTTTTGAGATCCCCACTAACATTATCAGCACCGTACACTTCCTTAAGCACATTGACGTTCAATGCTTCGATTAATGTATAAGTGAAAGTATCGGGTTTTTCTGTTTGTGAGGAGTGTACGATGTCACCACCCCATGCTTTGACGTTTTCAGATTCAGGGCTATTTTCATTTTCCAAGCCATCCTCTGAGATATATCCTAGAGATAAAAATTTAGCATTTAAGGCGGTTGTAGCATCTGTTGGTAGAGGAGTCCCAGTAGGTGCTGAATAGATTGCCCCCCCAATTTTAGGTTTTGCTGTCGTCACTAATGATGACGATGTTGTTTGAGTAGTTTGAGCTTCTGATCCCATTCCATTCTCCATTTCTTAAAAATAATTTATGTCAAATACCGCTTGATAACGATATTTTTTAGTTTCTGTGTCTGTGAAATTGTAATCACTGTTTAGATGGATTCCACTGATCTCATTCAGTTCAATCATGTTTTCGACAACTTGTTTTACTTTCTCATTCAATTCAGCAGCTTTCTGCATGCTGGTTGAATAGCTCTGAAAAGCAAAGGTTGCAGTTTTGGCGTGGTTCTTCTTGGATCCTCTAGTCTTTTCAAGGATTACAAACTCTTTTGGCATGTTTGTTTCATGCTCAAAAAAAGACGGTACCGATAAATGGCCGTCAAGATATTTCTTGATAACAATTTCAATCATTTAATCCACCGCCTTCAAAAGAGTATTGTTTTTCATATTGTCCTTCTTAGCTTTATAGGTCTTTGCACTAACCATTGCATTAGCACGATTTTTACCTACATGAATATCTTTTACATATCCATCACCGCATCTAGCTTGAATATCAGATGCATATTGAGAAAGGACATTTTGCATAGGAGCAGATTTCATCAATTCAGCCACTCCAGCACGATTGAGCTTAAACTTAATATCACTCATAGCGTTCAACCATCACCTTCTTGTTCCAGACTAAAGGAAGCATTTCCTCAATCCCTTCAAGAGGAATCCCAAAAGTTTTCCATCTCTTACCGAAAAATAAAACTTCTTTATCTTCCCAATCATGAAGATCACCTTTTGGTATTGCTAGAGTATACTCTGCTTTCCGTCCAGTTAGATTCATCTGGCTTGTGATATCTTCCGTTGAAGATGGAGATATGAGGACATTATCCACCAATGTTTCAACTTCCTCAAAAATGGGATGACCAAAGTCATCCCTTCCCTTCTCAACGCTTTCTATAAGAGTGATTGTAATACCTTTAATTCGTCCCATAAAGATCAATCACCCCATATCTTTGCTTTTTGAAGCCTAAACGCTTCAGTTCAGAGTCCTTAATAAACAAGCCACCACCAGGCACCAAATAAGAGCCACTAAAAGAATATCCCATAGCAGACTCAGCCATTTGGGTCATTGGCTCCTGATCGGTTGATGTCATTAATGTACGAGCAACCACATCCACAGTAACAGATTTCACAACACTTTGATAAGATGGGCTGTCAAGCACCATCTTATCTAAATCTTTGCTGACTTTCTTAGCTTCCTCACGAAGAGAATCTGACACAATTTCCAACAGTGCCTTAGCTCTTCCTCGTTCATCAAATTTCAAAGAACGCCACAAAGTTTCAAGGTCTTCAACTGTCGCAAATGTTGTCATTTTATTTACCCTTCATGTTGTTCTAAAAGAGCAAGAAGGTCAGCCTTCTTAGCTCCTTTGTCGTATTTAACGCCCAACTCATCTAAGCGAGCTTTAATTTGGGAGATAGTCAGATCTCCCTGACTATCTGTCGCTTCTTCTTGGGAACCCACATTTTTTTCAACTTGATCAGCTGGAACCCAATCGCCTCCACTAATTGCATTTTCAGTAACAATAGTAGCCCCTGTTTTTACATTAATGTATTCCATATACTACCCCGCTTTCACAACACGAGCAAAACTATTGTTGTCCAAGATTCCCCATCCTAGGTAAATTTCAGCACGAAGATATACTTGGTTATAACCTTTCAAGTCTTTGCCAGAATTGTCTGGATCACCATATCGAATAACTTCAAGTGGGATTTGCTTAGCATATCCCCATTTCACCATGTTAGCGAAATCCCCAACAATAGCAACATCCTTGTTTGTCCCAACATTAAGTCCAACCGTTGTATTTACATCTACAGGTAAACCATTAATAGCACCTGGATTTGCTCCCCATGCCAATTCTGGATAAAGACGCTCATTAGCTGCATTCTTCATGCTAGCAAGTGCGCTTGAAAATGTAGTATCAATAGCCATACCGCTAACGATATTGTCAGCTCCTTGAATCATTTTCACTGCATCTTCAACATTTGCATCTGGATTGCTAGCCGTGAAATTAACAGTTTGGGTAACAGCTTTATCAAAGCAGTTATTACCAATTACTGTAGACTCTTGTTTAGTACGTGGATTAACACCATGGAAAGCCATGATATCAATACCACGAGCTACTTTATTAGCGAATCCCTCATTAAATGATTTCAAAATATCGATTTTAGCTTCTTCTGATGCATAAATGAACTCATCAGATACACGAGCACCATACTCGATTTTAATAGGCACAATAGTTACAGGTTCTAGACTTGCACCACCATGCGTTTTCTTCCCGTTTTCTGCAACGATATCTACATCAGCATCTAATGAGAATGTAAATTCCTTTAATCCATTAAACGGAATAGCTTGCTGATTAGACAATTTAGCCAATGAACTGTGACCTTTAACTTTGTTGATGAGGTCTGTCACAAGCATTGGGTCAAATAATGTACCTTTTGATAGTTGATCTGTCATATAATATTACTCCTTTATTCTTCAAAAACTAAACCTTGTACTAGGTTTTTATAAGACGTGTTTTCATTCTTTTCTAGAGCAGGCTCTAGGTTCCGCATTGGTGCGACATGTTCAATGGGTTTGATGAATGATGCCAAACGCTCCGCATCTGCTGTTAAACTTTCTTCATCAGCACCTTGCAAGCGATCAGCTAAGTCATAAGGTAATCCATTTTGCAAAGCAATCCGAGTTCGCAGATTAGCTGTCTTATAACCAGCGATTTGCTTCTGCATTTCTTCGAGTTGCTTGTCTGAATCATCCTTACTTTGCTTATTAGCTTCAATAGTTGACTTCAAGCTAATATTTTCTTTTTCCAATTCGGTAACACGAGATTTGATCTGGTCATAGTCTCCGTATTTCTCTTTCTCACGAGATAAGCGGGCCTTAATAGCAGCATCAAATTCTTCTTGTGTAGTAATTGGTTTAAATTCTGACATTCTCATGTCTCCTTTCTCCTGCTTTCCCGGCAGTTCGGTAATTTTATCATCAAAAAAAGCAGTCCTGTGACTGCTACTTTTTAATAACTGATTTTTTGCTTTTTCTTAGGCTTAGTTGTTACGCAAGCCCAATGCGCAAGCAAAGCGCTGTCCATCAAAGAAATATCCATATCGTCAAAATGAGAGCGATAACCAAAACCACCATTTGAACCAATATTACGCTTATCGCAGTTAGTAGCCACTTTTGATAGAGATGGTTGTCCAGCATGGCAGATATTTTTTTGATAAATACCCTGCTCCCAAAGAGCATTTGCCACTATGATCTCTTTAACGGTTGGTAAGATGACATTCTTAATTTTGTAATCCTTTAATTCTTCATCTAGAATCTTTTGACCACTTGCACCGTCAATAACGATTTGGGCCACATCTGCACTACGCAGAAAAGCCACTAGCCAGTCATTCCCATTGCGCACTGATTGACAATCTATAACTTCGACAAAAAAACGTCCATCTTTCGTCCGAACTGCAACACTCATGGCAACATTTGTACCATCTTGTCCATACTTAATCCCAACAAATAATTGTCCGACAAGATCAGGAATATCAGATACTTTTAATTCGTTCCATTCTGTTTCAGATATAGCAGACTTCTGATTGTAAGTAGGCCAGAAACCTAGACGTTGAACATTATGATCTAGTTTATCTTCACCTAGCTCAGCTTCTACTTTTCGTTCATTCAAGTGATAACCCATTGATGGATTTGAATGATACCAGGCATCCACATCGTCAATCTCTTTTTCTTCAGACACAGACCATTCAGCCCAACCAGAATATTTCCCTTTACCGAATAAGCACGTTTCTCGATACTTAGTAAAGACTGTACCACTGGAAACTGGTGTAGGAGGAGTCCCACACATGATAGTCATTGGATTGGCACTATCGGTTACAGTGTATTTCAAAGCAGATTCCTGCTCTGTTGTGTATTCCTGTGCCTCATCAATGATCAGCATATCAAATCCTTCACCAAGACCCCCATTTGATGTCCTGGTACGGAATTGGACCACACCACCAGTTTTATATAATTCAATCCGTTCCTGTCCTTTGGCACGGATAGAGTTAAAATCTTCACCATCCACATATCCCATTTTCTCCAGGTAACGTTTAACCTTTTCAAATGAGGCATGAGAAGTAGAAATACGATGAGCTGTGTGAAGAATGTTTAGTCCTTTATGCAGCCCCCAAATTTCACAAATGTAAAGAAGTTCTGACTTTCCGTTCCGTCGAGGAATAGAGTATCCAAATTTCTGATGCACCCATAAGCCAGTTTTATCAACAGCCATCATGGGTAGTAGAAGGTTTTTTTGCCAAGAGTAGCAAGAAAGACCAGTTTGTTCGTAAAGATCAATCGCTTCATTTGCTAATGAATTTTTCTTGACGTATTTTAAAATCACCGATTGAGTAGGATTCTGATTGCCAAGTTTTTTCCTAGCCATACTTTAACCTTTCAATCGTAATCGCATGATAACCCTATCGCTGGGAGATATTGGATCACCTCCTAATCAAAGCAACAACAAAAGCACCCTTTCGAGTGCTTCAGTATTCTTATTTTCGGTCTGAAAAGAATTCAGCCCAAAATGGATTTTCTTTATCGAAGATTTCAACCTCTTCTGAGGTCATATTTTGAGGGTAATCTTCAAAAAGGTTATAGAACTTTTTCTTATCAAACGTAAATAACATCAACCCTCTAGCAAACCATGACGTATCAACCCACCAAATTTTGTCATCGTTATTTTCTTTATAGCAATATTCAGACCAGTTTATTTCTTCATAATCATCTTTCATGGCCTTCAATTCCTTTCATTTGTTTAGAATCGGCTGTGTTAATGAAACTCAATATATTATGGAACTCAGGATTATCTTTCAATGAATCCGAATCAATAATACAACTATCCACATCATATTTACCGTGTCTGGTACTATGCGTTTTTTTACACTTAAATCTTTCTTTCAAAACAACGTTATCTAATGGTTTAAATCCATTTGATATTCGGGATTGTAATTCCAAATATTCGAAACGGCCTTCATTTTTTCTTATGATTGCCGCATGTCTACCTACTGCTAAATAATACTCATTCCCAGACTCTACCTTTTCCAACAATTCTCTGACAGCAGTAAAGTCATTTGTATTTTTAACAACATGCATTTTGACACCAGGAAGGTTTCCAATCATTTGGATTCTACTGTTTCTAGAGAAAAAGTCACAGCTTTCCCCTCCTCGAAAATCTAAAACGGTATAACCACCTTTATTACCTATGTAAGCAAATGCTGCTGATGAACATGATCCTTTGGTTCTATCTCCACCACCAACAGCATCAATGATTTGCTTCTCTGTTAGTTTTTTACGACTTTTTTTGATAGGGTTTGAGGAAATTCCTTCTTGAAGCGCAAGTTTTCTCACCTCGCTCATTTGAGATTTCCCATTGATATCTTTTCTTGCTTCTATCTTATCACTTTCATCATTTTTTCTCCAAATTTTGCTCCAAATGTCTTTAACTTTTCCGCTTTTTGGGTCATAGTCAACAATACAACGACAATGTTGATGTCTTCTATAAACATTTCTTGGAACTTTTGGATATTTATAACTACCTTGAACCTCTTGACACCAATCACAGCAATGGAGATAAGATTTTCTAATAATTTCAGGTTGTAATCCAGATTTATGATGAAACTCAGCATTTTTTTGAATACTATCATCTATGATAGACTGAGAAAAATTAACTATTGGCTCACCAAACAACCAACTGACATCTTCAAAATTTTCCTCAGATGCCAATCGATTAACTATTCCAGCGACCCTATCCTGATTCAATTCAGGAACTTGTACTTTCAAACTGATTTTTGCATCTGTATTTAGTTTTTTCTGAACATCTCTAGTATAACCGCTTATTATCTCATAATTACGACCTAGCACGTCCGTCAACAAACGTTGAGCGATATTATAATACATTTTACCGTCTGGTAATTTATCAGCGCTCAGAGAAGCTCCTAGAGCTTTAGAAAGAATCTCTCCAACTTCGATAGCAAATTCATTTGCTGTTTTATAAGTTGCTTTTTTAGCTTGTAGTTCCGCAAAAGCTCGACTAACAACCTCGCTCTTCCCATATTCGCTTTCAAAGCGTTCCTGAACTTCTTTTAGGATACCAGGTAAGACATCATGTTCCATCTGGATCTCCTTCTTTCACCACAGGCACAGCAGACATATCACCTGCAATGCCAGTAAGGTCTCTAATTGTCTCGGCACTGATGTATCCAGGTAACGCCTGATTCAATTTAAGAGCACCATCACCAATCATGGTCATCATATTAGCATCCGCTTCAAATAGTGGTTCCCATTTAACGGTTGTTTTTACGAATTGGCTTCTTTCATAATGAAACTCATCACGCAAACAAGCGGCTACGTAAGCTACATTCAGGAAGCCAGCTCCTAGTGAACGTTGTGCCTTCCGTCCTGCCAAACGCAAGTTCTCGTGACTAGCTTTAATAGCTTCTACAGATGATGGATTATCTGAAACAAATCCTAAATCATCCAGAGTCAGTCCCATTTCTCCAGCAAATCCAGCTGCTGCTGTTTTCAACTGTTCTGTAAATGGTGTCATACTAGCAGTTGTAAACTGTCCGATGCTAGGCTTTTCACCAGTGTCACTTGCTGAGATGGTTAGTAGACTAGAAACTGTTGCTTTCCATTTTTCTAGAGGTTCCGCATCAGGATCTAGTCCAATGATGTATTTCTGAGGCCAAGAGTAAAATTCAGCAGTAATATCAGCCCGTTCTAAAGTCCGTTTAGCGTACTTTTGATAATACATCCCTGCTCTAGTAATCCGTGAACGACCAAAAGGACGAACTGCATCAGGTCTATGAATGACAGGTACCAATAATGGAATATTAGCTGGGTTAGTAACTGAATAATGATCTTGCCCCTTTGGAATAAAGTGAGTAGCATTTGGTTCGAAATAGGCCTCTAGGATTGGTTGACCATAATCATCACGAGCCAGCACCGCATATCCCTCGACTAATAGACCAGTGATTGGATCAATGATTCCTGTTGCATTGCTTGATTCAATCACTTGCAATCTCACTTCATCATTTTCCCCTTTAGAAAGGTAGATAAAACTACACGATCCAATCAAGGCTGATAATATCGCACTATCGAAGAAAATATCAGGATTGTTTTGTTCAAAAATCTCAGTAACTTCAAAATCATCATTTTCAAATTTTCGAAATACTAAACGATCTGCAAGGCTATCAACCCCCTTAGCAGTCCAGCCCAACGTCGATTTGTATTGAGCACGGACATTTAGAGGGATAGTGATTCCGATTGGAGTGTCATTGTTTTTCATAGCATAATGTTTATACCTCAAATTAACCCTGGTCCTGCAAGATTCTAATTTTCTTCTGAGATATTCAATTCCTCTTAATTCCAATTTCTTATCCTTTCGTTTTGGCACGAGAAAATATGTACAGTGACGGCGTGAAGCTCGGCCAGAACCGAGGGGAGGGGGTAACCCCCCTATCAGTTCTGGGTCAACTGTGGTATTTCAGCCAATTGGTTGATTGTGGCAAATTGCGATTTCCAACAATTGCATTTTTTTCAAAATTTTGTTCAGCATATAACTTATCAGATTTTTGTCTATTGCATTGCCAATGCGCAAGCTGTAAGTTCTTGATGTCTGATGGATGTCCATTCCTATTCACTGGAATGATGTGGTCTATTACTGGGGATAGTGGGTGAGGGTACCTGAGTGATTTATCTACAGGCTGGCCACAGATCCCACAGGTATTCTGAGTCTTGAGTAGTATCTTCTTATTCTTTTCAAATGCTACTCGATGTGGTCCGTTACGGTCTGCCCGTAGTTCTTTCATGGTATACCTCGATTGTCTTCTCTGTTTTATATCATCCTACACATCTCACCCTCGTTCCCTTATTCGGTATCAATACCCTGGTATTGAATAGTGGGGGGTATTATTTTGTTAGATAGGGGGGAGTAAATTAATGTGGGAGGGTGTAATAATTAGGCCTGGTATTTTTAAGTTGATAGGTGTTATTTTATTAGAGGGGGAGGGTCTTTGAATTTAACATATCTTATATTCTGTTAATTTGGAGCATAAGACTTTCTACCTTACTCTCTCATAGATAAGTGGGCCATCATCAATAAATGAATTTACTTTATTTCATTTTGTTAAATACGTGGCCTTAATAAGCAAAATTCAGCATGCTATTATCTAACTCATCCTGCTTGAACCCTATATAACCAAGTGTGATATCTGGTGAAGAATGATTGAATAACTCCATCAATATCCCAACATTTTGATTCTTTCTGTAGTGATGGTATCCAAACGTTTTCCTCATGGAATGTGTTCCGATATTTGTTAAACCAATATGCTCTCCTGCATCCCTCAAGATCTGATATGCTGCCACCCTACCAATGTGTGTTATTCTAAGACCTTCATTGTTAACCTTCTTTCTCGAAGGGAACAAGTAATCATAATCCTTTAATTCATTTTCTTTTATATAATGATCCAATGCTTTTCTTAGAGTTGGGTTAATAGCGAACCTTTTTGTTTTACCTGTCTTTCGTTCGGTAACTTCAATATGAGTTCCTTTAACACTTCTTACTTTCAAGGGCAGGATATCACTAACTCGCATTCCTGAATACAGCCCTGTAACCATCATTACATAGTCTCGTTCATTCTTACTCTTTAAGTAATCCTTCATGCGTTCGATATCATCTGTATCACGAATCGGTTCTACTTTACGCATTTACCTACTCCTTTCAAATAAAAATAGTCAGTCCATTAGAACTGACTTAAAATATTAGCTGTATGGGATTCGAACCCATGCCACCCCGAATTTCTTCTGGTGAACAGCTAACCAAAAAATACAATTAGGAGATTTACAAAAAACTACCAGGCCACCGCCTTCATTTTCTGATAATACTATTTTAAGTCATAATTTGTGTTATGTTTACCGTATTTTTACCGCAAAAATACCGTTTTTTTATTACATACTAGCACAGCATCTCGATACTGTTCTGCGAATGCTAACAAAGCATTATTGTACAGTTCCTGAAATTTAGTCCTCTCTATACCTAGATAGTTGTAAATTTCGTAGTTTAGATCTTTTTGATTTTTTAAAAACTTGGAAAATAGTATGTACCGATAAGTAGGATTGAATAGCCTGCTTACCGCTTGTTCAATTTCTTCTAACTCAATCATTGCATCCACACGTCGAACAGCTAAATTTTCAACAGCTTTATTAGGTCCTGCTCCTCCTCTTGGTTGAAATGTGAATTCCTGCGTTACTTTTTGAATTGGGTCATCACATGCTATTTCTCTCCAGCGTGGATATTCTGAGAGCTTTTTCTTAGCCCTTCTTATTGTTTCTTTTTCATCGATATCATCAAAAAGCTGCATTCTTCACCTCCGTTTCCTGAATCGCTATATCTGTTAGTTTATCTTGATTTCCACTTCCGATTTTGTTTCTTAATCTTAAAATCTTTAACGACCTTCTTCCACTCGCTATCACATGAAGAATGTATGAAGTGACTTATTCTTTCTTTAAGTTTTTTATTTTCTACCTCTAGAGCTTCAATCTCTTTGTAGCATCGTCGAACTTCTTCACGATAGAAATCATCAAATATAATCATATATACCTCCTAAAATGGAAGATCATCGTTGCTGATATCCATTGGATTTGAAGCATAAGAAGGTGGCATTTGTTCCATCATTGAATTTTGATTGCCAGAATTATCACGTTTTTCTAGAATTTGAAAATTCTCTGCCACCACTTCTGTGACATAAATACGTCTACCATCCGTCCCTTCATAGTTTCTTGTTTGGATACGTCCAACAATTGCTACAAGGTACCCTTTCTTGGTCCAGCTTGCAAAGCGTTCAGCTTGGTCACGCCACATCACGCAATTTACAAAATCCGCATCGTATTCCCCATTGGCATTTTTAAAATTCCGATTACAAGCTATTGTAAATTGTGCAGTAGCAATATCTGAAGGAGTACGTTTCAACTCTACATCCTTTGTTAATCTTCCAATCAAAGTTACATTATTAATCATTATTCTTATCCTCCTACTCTGTTCTGTTCGGCAATTTCTTTCAGTTTCTGAGCTCGTTCATGCTCACGCATTTGATACTCTCGATTTAATTTATTAAGAATAGTATCCTGCATTGTATTTTTTTCAGCCATGCGCTGGATACTTAATTCGTGCTCTTCTACTTCCCATTGCAAATCCCTATTTTCTTCTTCAAGTTTTTTTATTCGTGTATTGAAACTTATGCTTGATATAAAGAGTATTAAAAATAGAGCTGCAATATTAACAATCAGTAATCGATTTTTGTTCATACTGTTCAATCTCCTTATCTAAATCTCTAATTTTACGTTTCATCCACTCTTTGTTGGCTGTGGCATTTTGTTTTCCTATTTGATTACATAAAGATATGAACAATTTCTCATCTTCTAGTCTTTTTTGATAGGCATTTCTTGTTTTAACTAATGTCTCTAATTTCATCTTTTTTATCATCCTCTATATTTGATAGAACAGCCACCAAAATGGCCCAAATAATAGCTAATATGTGGGCAAGGCCGATTACAAATCATAAAAATTGTTCCATCCCATTACTCTACTTCCTTCACTTCTATTCCTTCACAATCAAACACCCAGCCAAAGCCGGCCTCTTCAAGCTGTTTTTTTGTGTGTTCTGTACGAAATTTTTTATCTAGTTTTATTGACGATAAGACCCAAGCGTGTTGAAATTTGATAAAGTTTAAGTAATTAAAATCATCACTTTCCATCCCTTTAAATCTTACATAATACCGCTTCTCTTTTTCTACCGTATAGCCATTGACCCAAGAAAGAGCGAAGAGTTCGGAATTATCCCAATACCATTCTGCAACTCCATCAGACATGCATGCATCTATTGAGTAGGACAGCGTATGACCTAGGTTTTTCTGTTCTGTGATAAAATCCGCCACAAACATTGGGATCTCTACTTCCTGCATTTCGTCTAGCAACTTAATTAATTCCAACGTTGTTAATTTATCAATCATCGGTCTTGGTCCGCTACAATCTGAAGGTAAATGACTGATACTCTCAATCAGCTCTTTTTTATTCATCCTTCCACCTCTTCTACTTCAACACCTGGGCAATCAAACACCCAACCCAACCCAACTTCTTCTAGTTCTTTACGTGTAAATCGAGTAGCTAATTCCCCCAAAGAAAAAAATATTTTCTCGTACATATTATTATAAAATAGCGGTTGTTTTGTTGCTCTCATCCTTACCGTATACCGCTTCTCTTTCTCGACCTCGTAGCCGAATTGAAGCATACTAACAAGGATTTGAAATGGTTCTGTTCTTGAGTCTCTAAACCATCTTTTGAAGTCAGACTCATCTTGTTTATCAAACATATACAAATAATTAAAAACTGCAAACTCAAAATCATTTTTATGTTTTTCATACCAATCAGCAACAAACTGCGGGACTGTTACTTTCTGTGGTTCGTCTAGTTGTTCTATTGATTTTAATATCCATTCTCTATTAACTGTCACCGTATCAGCAATAGGACCTTCAACGTAAGGCAACTTGACAATACGTTCAATCAATTCTTTTTTATTCATTCTTCCATCTCCTTTGGTGGTTTTGGATAACTCGTCCAAAATATAGTGTCTTCATCAGTGTTCTCGAAACCAATTCCTTCCCCATAATCAATCCAGATATCAGTATATATATTTTGTGTGCTTGGATTGTAGACAAGGACCTCTTCATCAATTTCTGGAATTTTACCTTCCCAAACGTACTCAATGCCGTCATGAAAAAACTCCTTATCTTCTTCAGCAATATTCCTTGTGGTTAACTTATTCCATTTCATTACTTTACTTTACCTCTTTGATCTCAACCCCTGGGCAATCAAACACCCATCCAAATCCGGCTCTCTCAAGCTCTTTTTGGGTGTGCTTGGCTCTATACCCATCAACTTCATTTTCTGAAGCAAAAAAATATTCTTCGGATGATAAAGCTTTATTAAGATAGCGACCGTATCCAGCTACTCCTTTCATCTTCACCAAATACCGTTTCTCTTTCTCGACTGTGTAGCCGTCAATCCAAGCTCTAGCGAATGTTTCTTGGTTCTCCAAGCTTTCAATAATCCAATCATAGGCTTTTTTGTCGCTTGCTTGTCCTGAACAATATAGTGCATATCCTAGAGCAATTCCATTGGTTTTACAGTACTCGATCCAATCCGCTACAAACTGCGGGACTGTGACTTTTTTTGTATCTATTTCATTCAATTGTTCCAAGTCTCTTAAAAAGCATTGACGAGCTATTTCAGCACCATTTGCGTCCCATACGCCCTCAAGTTCTTCATATTTTTTAATTAAATCTTCTTTATTCATTATCATTCCTCACTTTTAACCACAGTTAGATTTCCTGTTTTTTGGCCTTGAGCATGTAATTCTGCATAATACTTAAGCATACCTGCATCTTTGCCGATAATGCGACTCAATTCTTTAAGTGGCCCTCGACAGATGTAGCTGTCATCTTTATATAATTTGTAATCTGCTAACTCTTCAGGATCCCCAACTATAGAACTCTCTGTCACACCGAAATAATCACAAAGACATTGAACTTGAAACTCACCTAACTGCACTCTACCATTTAACCATGAAGTAACTGCATCACTCCCATATCCTAATTCAAAGGATAATTGTTTCCTAGTCATACCTCGACTTGCCAAGAGTAATTGCACTTGTTGTTTAGCATGCTCAATCTGATTCTTTGTGTATTTGCTCATTTTCTAACTCCTTCACTAAAGAACTGAGGAATGCTAAAGATTCTTTTTTACCTGCTATTTCCTCAAGAACCCATACCAAATTCCTGAAGGCTTTTTTTACATCCTCTATGCCGTTCTTCTTTTGGAATCGTAAGAGGTATTTCATTGAATTTCCCCAGGCCCATCCTGCCTTTCCTGCTAAATCTCCGATGAAGTTTTCTATAACATCAATTGCCTCCATCCCATTCTTCCCATGATAATGGCTAGGGTTGTTGACAGTGTCATACTGTTTCACCTTTTGTTCCATCACAAATCCTCCTCTTCCACCCAAATACCATCAATCAGCTTCCCTGTCCTATTTTTGATTTGCTCGTATGCGATTTCTAAGCATTCTGCAAAATCCAAATTTAAGAACTTAGTGATTCGGACCAACTCGAAAACTACATTTTTGAGTTGATAATTTTGGCGATTTAAATAAGCAGCAACTGATTGATCTAACAATAATATAAAATGATCTTCACATTTGTTAGAATTTGTGGGAGGAACAGACTCTAGATTTGGAAAAATCTCTTTTGTGTCAATTCCTAATTGTAGGGTTAGTCCAATCAATACCACAGCTACATCTCCGATGCTATCCTTTATGACATCTTCTTTCTTTTTAGCCATTCCACTGGCTAATTCACCGATTTCCTCATATAGTTTTAGGAATTGTTTATCAGGATTCTGTGTTTGAAGATTACGATCATAAAACCATTTTTGAGTTTTTTTAATCAACTCAAGTAATTTTTTATTTTCCATTAATACCGTCTGCTTTCCATCCCATCAGGGAATTTAAAAATATGCTTACTTGCACCTTTAAAAATTCTGTCCGCAAGTGCTGAATTATAAATTTTTTTGATATCGCTGCTAGATAAGTTAGTATTTATAAAAGTCGTCTGTCGATTGTCCAAGATCTTGAATAGAACCCTTTGTCTCCATTCGTTTGCTTGTTTGAGAGTGTCACTCATACTACTTTCCTTGCCTAGATCATCAAGAAATAGATAGTCTACATTGCTAAGCATTTCTACAGCATGACTTTCTGTAAAGTCGCCTTTCCCACCAAAGCTATTTTCTATCTCAGTAAATAGTCTAGTTACCGATACGAAAATAATACTTTTAGGAGTACCTATGTCCTTGAATTTATTGTTCAGAGAGGAAGCTAAAGCAATTGATAGATGACTCTTACCAACTCCAGGTGGTCCAGTTATAATTACATTGCCTGTTTCCCCTTTTAAATAATCTCTCAAGATCCTTTTTGAAAAATTTAAACCTCGTTCAGCACTTTGATTGTCAGAAATAAAGTTGTCAAGATTTTTGCCAATTAATTCAGATGGATATAAACTAAAGCGACTAAATACTTCAAAGGTTTTCGCTAATTTTGAATTAATTGCTGACTCATTATTTAAATTGTGCTCAATTCGTTTGATTTCTTCTTTTTCACACTCTGGGCAAACCTGCAAATATTTTAATTTACCAGCAATTACTACAGGACTCTCCCATAATTGACAAGCATGAATATCGCAAATTTTATCTAGTAACTTTCTTCTTTCAATATCTTTTAGAACTTCCATTAGAAACCTAGCCTTTCATCAACTGCTGAAGCAAATGAGCGGACGTTTTTTGGCATGCTCCGATTTAGATAGCTATCGAATTTGTTTCCAAAAAGAGTCTGTGGTTGTAGATACCGTTCATAATCTGTTCCGGCCCAAGTAGCCGTCATAACATTAATTACATGTTTAAAATCTTCTAATTTGTACCCTTCATTCAAACGTGCCTTAATGTATTTGTGATGACTAGCTGTATTCTTGTTGTAGTTCTTTTTTGTTACTTGGTTGAGATAAGTAATAACTTCCTGACAAATCGACATAATATTATTATCAGTCTTGATATTATCAGTCTTGATTCCCTCAATATTTTTAAGTTCTTGAACTAAAGTTTCTTCAGTTCCAAACTTAAAATTTTTAAGGTCAGCAACTGAACTTACAGCTGATCCATTTACTGCATTGATGTAAATTCTATTTGGCATATTTACGCCTTGCCGTACTTCTTTTAGAAGCTGAGCATCTTTAAGTTCTTTCTTAGTTTTTATGATTGTAGGTTCACTACAATTCAAATCAATCATTAACTGCTCGTTAGTATAGTATTGGAAAACATTTCCATTTTTATCATGCCATTTGTTTGTTAGAGATAACTCCAACCTATCAAACAACAACATGTACATTAACTTTGCATTGTTACTTAACCGTTTGTATTTTTCGTCATAAATAAGCGGTTTGGGGACTTTGAAAAATGCTAAGTAACCAGCTACTTCTGATTTTTTAATCATTTACTGTACCTCCATATTTGTAAATTTTGTAAATTCTTTGTGGAAGAATAACTTGACTGTGCCTAGTCCACCATGCCTATTTTTTTCAAAGATCACTTCTGTGACATTGTCTTCTTCCTTTTGATCTTCACGACGGTAGTAAGCATCACGGTAAAGAAAGGCTACAATGTCAGCATCTTGTTCAATTGAACCGGATTCACGAAGATCTGATAAGACAGGACGTTTGTCATTGCGTTGTTCTACTCCACGAGAGAGTTGACTTAATGCAATGACTGGTACTTTTAATTCCTTAGCTAAAATCTTTAATTGTCTGGAGATCTCAGATACTTCCTGCTGCCTATTTTCCTTTCCTTTTCCTGTAATCAATTGTAGATAGTCGATAACAATCAAACCCAGTTCTCCTATTGTTTGAGCTAATTTCTTTGATCGTGCTCGGATGTCAGAAATTCTGATGCCAGCGGTATCATCAATATAGAGTTGAGCCTTTGATAGCTGTTCCTGTGCCAAGAGCATCCGTCTCCACTCACTATCAGATAATTTTCCTGTCCTTATGTGATAGGCTGGAATCACTCCTTCAGCGGATAGCATACGTTCTACCAGGCTCTCTGCCCCCATTTCAAGCGAGAAGATAGCTACTGGTTTGCCTGCTCTTATTGCGACATTCTGGGCAATATTTAGCGCAAATGCTGTTTTACCCATAGCAGGCCTAGCTGCCAAAATAATTAAGTTGTCTTCGTGTAGTCCTGTTGTTATTTTGTCAAAATCTCTAAAACCTGTAGCAAGACCAGTAACATCTCCAATATGCTTAGATCGTTCATCAATTCGGGTATTTGTTGAATCCAATACATCCATGATATTTCTAAAACCGGAATTTTGATTAGCGCTTACCGATGTCAGTGTATTCTCAAGTTTCGCTATGATATTATCAAAATCCTGATGATCTTCGTATGCTGTTTCAAGAGCTTTACCTAGATCTTTGATGACATCTCTTGCTTTAGCTTTTTCGGCTACAATCTTGGCATAATGCTCAATGTGAGCACTGGTTGGTACAGCATTGATAAGACTGGCTAAAAATGCCATTCCACCAATTCTTTCAAATTCCCCTATTGAGTCAAGCGCTGATTTAACTGATACAGGGTCAATTGGTTCACCCTTGTCTGCAAGGTTTTCCATAATATTGAAGATAATGCCATGAGATAACTTATAAAAACTTTCTTGTGTTAGAAATTCAGATGCAATAAATATTTTGTCTGGGTCAACAAAAATGGATCCAAGTACCGCTTGTTCAGCAAGTATGTCGTGAGGCAGGGTGTTTGTTTTTTCTGCCATTTTATCGCTCCTTATCTCCGATATCCAAAACGCATTGCTTGTCGAGCTTCTTCAATTTGTTGTTTTTCCTTAAGCAACTTCTTCAATTCCCGTTTTGATTCTTTGCAACGTTGGCTAATTGCACTTACCATTATCGCCTCAAACAACACTACAATTACCAATACACCAATAATAATTTCATTTAACATTTTCTAATCTCCATTTCTTGTTATATTCGTCTAAATCAATTGCTAATACTGCTGCCAAATTCTTCTGTTCAGTTAGTATCTGTCTTCTGTATGGTGCCAAACCAGCATCTCGTTCTTCCTTTGTTTTTGGCAAGAAGTATCCATTTGGCTTTTCTTTTTTCGCTACAATAGGGTGGTTAAAGTTTACTTTCAGACTTTCTACAATAATTTCTAATTTTCGTTTACTTAAATTGAAACGTCTTTGTAAAACTCTCGCTTGAATTGGCATTTCAAATGATGCGCTTTGTAGGATTGTGTTTAGCACTTGTGTTTCTAATGCTGTCATTTCCCTAGAAACTGCCATTTTTTCTCCTCTCTTATATAACAATATTTTCTTGGATGAATTTATCTAATTCATTCTTATCAATACGCTTTGTTCCATCTATTTTGTAAAGATTCAATCCCATCTTGATCCATTTTCTGATGGTATTTGAACTACAATCCGCATAGTGCGCTGCACTTTCTAGTGACAACCAACGTTTCTCTGATATCTCCTGGTCTAAGAATTCAGTGAATGATTCTTTAAATTGAACTCGAACCACTGATCTTATTCCGTTTTCAAATTCTTCGCTTAGAATATTCATTGTTATCTCCAATTTGTGTTATACTATTAGTAGTTTCTTTTCTAGAGTGCCTAACCTTGTTAGGTGCCTTTTTTTATTTCTTAATCCTCGAATTTTTCCCATGATTCGTTAATCCGTAACTTTTTATTAATTCGTAGTTTCAGATCATCGCTACCTTTTCCTTCTTTGAAAAGTTGAGTTATTGTAGCTGGACTTACACCGACGACAGTCGCTAAGTCTGATCGTGACCACCCTCTTTTTTCGAGAGCTTCCTCTACTAATGAATTCCATCGTTTATGTTGTTGGCTCATCATATCGGCCCCTTTCTGCTTTTTTTGTAAAACAGTAAAAGAGTTAGTCAAAAACTTTATAAAATTCCTTGACATTTTTTAAAATTAATTCTAAAATTAAGGCATAGTTAAAAGACATCTTAAAACCTTTATCTATAATGAATCTCGCTCGCCAAAGCTGTCATTTTTTGAAAAAGTTTTTATATGTTGTTTTGCTAACTCTTTTACTTTACAAAAACTATTTTAAAACTAATTCTAATTTTTGTCAACAGTTTTTAGAATTAATTTTAAATATTTTTTGTCGTATCTTAGAAAGGTTGATATATCAATGTTTTCGACGTTCGATAAAATTAAAGAACTTTGCCAAAAGCAAGGAATTTCTCTTAATCAATTAGAAGATAAACTAAATTTTAGTACAAATTATCTTTATAGCATGAAAAAGGGAAATCCGAAAGCTGATAATCTCCAAAAAATTGCTGATTATTTTAATGTGTCTATCGACTACTTATTAGGGCGCACTGATAATCCAAAAATCGCAACAGACGGTGATGCTTCTGCACCGCTTGACCTTCGAGACATTGCTGCGCAATCTATGTTGTTCGATGGTAAACCACTTACTGAAGAAGATATTGATTTTATTACAGCAGTCTTGGAGGCACACTTAAAAAATAAATAGAGGTGCATTTATATGACTGTAAAAGAGCTTTGTGCCCTTGAGGGTGTAAGCTTATGCTACTTTGATGGAAGCGAATGGCATAGCCCAGGCTTCTTTAATCCAGCATTGAAGGTTCTTGCAATTGATATTAATCTATCAGAGCAAGATCAAAAACAAGTAGCTCTACATGAATTGGGCCATAAAGAACATACTCCAGTCCAGTATGAGGTAAATAGGGAGTTGTGTGAACTTCAAGCTGATCGTAGCATGATTCATCATTTATTAGAAGAAGAATTAAAAACTATGGATGATGTGTCAGAATTTAATTACATCCATTTTATGGAACGGTATAATTTAAAAACCATCGCTAATGAAACGATGGTAATAGATGAATATAAATCTTTAATTAATTAAAAGGGGAATTATTATGGGATTTTTTGATAATGTTAAACAAGAAAGTTCTTTTTCTGAAGCTTCAGGAGCAACTGGATTAAACTATGTTGTGCTTCAAGTAACACTTAAAGAAAAGTTATTTGGTACTGGATCTGGAAACCTCACTGAACTTGAAAATGTGATTAACAAACAAGTTGCCAAAGGATACCGACTCCATACCATTAGTACAGCTAACGGGGGCAGCAAGGGCCTAGGTGGAGGAGATCGCATCCAGGCTACAATGGTGTTTGAAAAAATTATTTAGTGCTTGGTTGAAAATCAAAAGTATTAGAATACTAGAAAAGGATTTAAAATGAGTAATTCAGACGAGCTTATTAATGGGCTATCTTTCGAAGAAAAATTAACTAATCTAAATATTATCCATCCAGAAAGTGGGCTTCCAATGTCTACTGTTACAACTTTAGATGAGTTTCCAGGTTCTTTTTATTTGGGAGTAGATGTAGACTTATTCAATATTAAGGCAGATCATAAATACCAGATTAGAGTGTATATCAAGTATGAAGGCTCTTTAACAAACTCAATTCTTATACATGCTTCAAACGTAGTAATACCATCTGAGAATTTCACTTATTTCAATCATGGTTTAGGAATAGCAAATGGCCAATTTGTTTTTTCAATGACTCCAGAAAAACCAGGTAATTATCAATTGATTTTTGAATTTCATGACTATGATACTATACCAAAAATCCTTGATATACAAACTCGATATCTGTATATTATTAAGAGGTAATGGAAATGGAAAACACTAGTGAATTTCAGCCAAGAAAGAAAAAAATCACTTCTATTAGCGGCGACTCTGCTTTAAATCGTGATATAATTGAAGCAAAGGAGTTGGAGAAAATGGGAATGCCAAATGATACTTATTCAAAAAGAGAGATTGATGATAAATTCAACAAACTTGAAGCAAAAATTGAAAACTTGTATACTAAAAACGAAATAGATTTAAAATTCGAGAATCTGGAACAAAAAATAAGTTCTGGTTTTGAAAATATGACACTGCGTATGGAAAATCTCCTTTTAGAATTTAAGGCAGATAGTAAAAAAGAGCAGGAATCTAATAAAAAATGGTTGATAGGGATAGCGATATCAATCATCGGTCTGTTAGTAACTATAATTTTAAAATTTTTCTAAAAAAAAATCCCCACACTCTCCTTCGCCAAAAATTGAGTGTGAGGAACACAGTATAAGAAAAGCCATTCAAAAGGTCTTTTTCTTATACCCATTTTAACAATAAATGAGGTAAAAATCAATGATCAAAAAATATAAAAAAGGTGATGGTTTCGCCTACTATTTTAAAGCCTATCATGGAATTGATCCATTGACTGGCAAGAAGATTGTCACTCTTAGACGTGGCTTTAAAACCGAACGAGAAGCTAGACTGGCTGAAGCTAAGTGTTTGTCTGATTATGAAAAGAAAACCTTTAGAAGCAGAAATACCACTACTACTTTCAAACAGGTATATGAAACTTGGAAAGAGCATTATAGAAATACCGTAAAAGAATCAACTTATGTTAGCCAAATTGACAAAGCAGACAGACTTATTATCCCTCATTTTGGAGACAAACCTATAAATAAAATAAGTTTGACAATGTGTCAAACTCAGGTTAATAAATGGGCTGAGGAGTATAAGAGATTTTTTGGTGTCATCAGCATTGCTAATCAGATATTTGATTATGCAATATCTATGGAATTAATTGATAGCAATCCAATGAGAAAAACTCTAAAACCAAAAAGAAAAAAGAAAGATAAGGAAGAGCTTGAACAATTCTATAATAAAGAAGAACTAAAATCTTTTTTCGAAATGGTCCAGGAACTTGATGATATAGAAATGCTCACTTTCTTCCGTTTATTGGCTTTCACAGGAATGAGGAAGAACGAAGTAGGCGCATTAAGATGGGCTGATATTGACTTAGAGAGTGGACAACTAAAAGTTAATCAAACACTAGCAAAGGGAGAAAACAATAAAATCATATTTCAAACACCGAAAACGAAAAAAAGCCAGCGAACAATATCGCTGGATCCAAAGACTATTGATATTTTGAAAGATTGGCACAAATACAGTACAAAAGGCTTATTATTTAAAAATGAATCAGGCAGCCCTAAAAGTATTGTGCATGTCAATAACTTGCTGAATCGAGTTTGGAGAAGGTATCCTGATTTCAAGCGTATCACTCCTCACGGATTCAGACATACACATTGCTCCCTACTGTTTGAGGCTGGAGCAACTATCAAAGAGGTCCAGGAACGACTAGGACATGAAAATATACAAACAACGATGGACATATATGCTCACGTCACCCAAAAAGCAAAAAATGAAGTTGCTGACAAATTTGCTTCCTACATTGGTTTTTAGAATATGGGTATCACTGTGGGTATCAAAACAAAAAAACAGGCTCTCCGAATATATCGGAAAGCCTTATTTTATGCTATTTAAAGCAATTATTTTGCGATTGGGTAAACAGAAACTTGTTTAATGAACACTATACAACATTTT